AAAGGCCGCCCCTACATTTTCGGGGTTCCGTTTCTGGTGGGGTGTCTTGTGGCGCTTGTATGTAGGGGCGGGTGCCCACACCCGCCCGCGGGCCATCCGGCAGGACAAAGCCCTCGCGTTCGGCTGTGTGCCGGACGCAGGGGATTTTTCTGTGCCGGGAGGAGATGGGACGAATATGGCAAATTATACGGAATATTACCACCTGCACCAGTGGGAGCCGGAGGATAGCTTCCTGCGGACGGATTTTAATGAGGACTTCCGAAGGATTGCGGCCGCACTCCAGGAAAAGCTGGGACAGGCCGACCGGGCGGAGTTGGCCGCCGCAGCGGCGGAAAAGGCAAAGCTTTCTTGCGGCGCGTTCCTGGGAAATGGGACGAGTCAGAGCATCCCGCTGGGGTTCCGGCCCTCGGCTGTGCTGCTTCCGGGCCGCTCCGGGCTGCTGCTGGCAAGCCGGCAGACGGCGGCAGGTGCGATTGAGATTATCCAGCAGGGGTTTCGGGTAGTCCATGAAGACGGGGCGATCGACCGGATCAACGAGTCGGGAAAGACCTATCCATATCTGGCGTTTCTGGAGGGCCAGATACCATAAAAAGTTCCCCGGGCCAATGGCCCGGGGAGCTTTTTAAAATATAGGGGAATTAGCTTCCGGTCACTGCAAAGGTCAGAACCAGAGTCAGCTCATTATTGCTAACGCTAGCCGTCACACTCTGAGCGTTGGTGACCTTCAGGCCGCTGTAGCTGGCGGTATCGCCAAACACATAGCCATCACTGGCGGTCAGAACCACGGTGGCACGGTAGTGAGTAGTGGCTGCAAAATTGGCACCAGAGAAGTTGCTCCAGGGATCATTTCCGGTAGCGCTGTTCTCCCAAGTGATGCTCTTTTGGGTGACTCCAGTACCAGTCACCTTAGAGTCAGCAACCGTAGCGTCCTTGACAGGAGCGATAATGGTGAGGCTCGCATTGCCATTAGTGATGGTGGTCTTGGTGCTCACAGTGCACTCGGTGCTCTTCGTCTGGGCAGTCTTGTTGCCATTCACATCGTCCTTGGTGTTGGTGGCGATAACATAGTACTTCCCAGCCTCAGTGGGGGTGTAGGACTCGCCAGTCTCACCGGAGAGGGGCATGCCGTCCTTATACCACTGGTAGGACACAGTGCCCTTGTCGGTCACGCTGGCCTTGACTGTCAGCTTGTCACCGATATAGCCGGTGGACTTCAGATCAGTGTCAAACGTGGGCTTTGCGGCATCCACCTTGGTGCCAACGTTGCAGGTGGCGCTCTTGGTGGTAGCGGTCAGGCTGTTGCGGGTATTGGTGACGACCACGTAGTACTCACCGGCATCGCTGGCCGTATAGGTGGCGCTGCTGGAGCCAACCACGGAATCGCTGCCGCCGGACACCTTGTGCCACTTGTAGGACAGGGTGCCCTTGTCGGGGGCGTTAGCCACGACCTTCAGCTCCGTGCCGGTGACGGCAGTGGTGGTCAGGTCGGTGGTGATCACAGGGGCCTTGGGGTTGGCAAAGGCGATCTTGTAGTAGACCATGCCCTTGTTGGTGTCGACGCCGACATACATAGCGCTGGTCACAACGGGATAGGGGTTAGTGGCAACCAGCTTGTAGGTGCCGAACACCTCTTCGTAGACGCCCTTCACATTGCCCTGCAGGGCGTTGACCAGAACGTCGGCGGTCAGTTTGCTCTGGGCGGTGGTGACACTGCCGGAGGTGCTGGCAGCCATGTCGTTGGTCAGGGTGATGGTCTGGTTGCTGATGTCGCTGATCATGGTCTCGTTGCTGGTGGAGATCACACCGTCGGACAGGGAGCCGGTACCGTGATCCGGCACCTCAGTGCCGTCCAGGACGCTCTTGATGTACGCGGCGCGGACCGTGTTCTCGTCGGCATCCAGAACCAGGACGGTCTCCTTCGCAACGCCGGTGGAGAAAGCGCCGGCGGGAGCGTTGGTGCCAGCGGACACGTCCTCCACGTTCCAGATATTCTTGTCGTAGGAGTAGCTGTCAACCAGCTTGGTGAGCTTCTTGTCGCTGTAGACAGCCACGGTGCCGTCGTTGAGCTTCACGGCATAGCCGGTCAGAACGTGGGTGCCGCTGCTGCCGGGGGCAGTCAGATCCGCCACGCCCTCGCCGTTCACGGTGTAGGCATAGGCAGTCTCAAAGTCGCTGTTGCCCTTGAACAGGGAGTCGTAGTCGGATTTGGTGAGCTTCAGGGTGGAGGCGGTGCCGTCCATCAGAAGCACGTTCAGGGTCACATAGCCGGAGGAGCTGCTGGTGCGGCCCAGGACATAGGCGTAGTCCTTCTCGGCGGCCACGCCCTCAGCGTCGAACAGAACCACGTCGGTCAGATTGGCCTTGGTGGTCTGGGCCACAAAAGCGGTGTTCTTGTCTACGTTAGACATCTTGTCGTAGCCGATGGCCACGCCGTACTTGTCCTCACCGTTCACGGTCGTGAAGTAGAAGGCCACGGTGTTCTTGTCCACGGCCACCTGACTGCTGGTGCCGTACTTGATGCGGGCAGCGCCGGTATCATAGTCGGCAGCAAGGGTGCTCTTCACGTTGGCGGGGCTGTAGTGGTCATCCGCGTTGGCATGGTTGTCGCCCACGATGGACTTGATGGTCAGAACATCCTTGTCGTTGAGGCTGTACTCAATGACATAGCCGGCAGCGAAACCGGACTGGTGCTGCTTGCTGGAGTAGTGAACCTTACCGCCGGAGGGCAGCGTACCATCGGGCTTGGTGGTGGTGTTGTCCTGAACGGAGGAGCCCAGGAAGCCCTTCAGCTCCTCAATGCCGTTGTCCTTCTGCTGAGAGGAGGTCAGCTTGGGGAAGAGCTGCTCGCCAACGTTCTGCGCGGAGGCATCGAAGTTCAGGGTGTAAAGCTTCTCGGTGCCATCGGCCAGCAGAACCTTCACTTCGCCGGTGGGGTTGGAGTTGGTGCGGCCCGGATCGTAGCCGGAATCCAGGATCAGGGCATAGTCGCCCACGCCCTTGGAGGAGGGACGGTAAGCGATCACGTTGTCATTGGAGTCGAGGATGAAGTCGTAGTCGATGTCAAAGTCCACGCCGTCCTTGGTGCCGCAGTCCAGCACGTTGAACTCGTAGGTGTTGTCGGCCGCATCCGCCGCAAACAGGATGTAAGAGGGGTGGTACTCGGTGCCGCCCACGGTGATGGTCTGCTCCTTGGTCTTGCTGGAGGAGTAGGACTCCATCTGGCCGGTCACAACGTTGGGGGTGGAGACATGGTACTTGCCGCCGTAAGAGGCAACCAGAACCAGATCGCCCTCAGACAGGTTGGCGTCGGTCACGATGTTCTCGTTGTCGATGGCCTTGTTCTTGTTGAAGGCGTTCAGAGTGGTGGTCTCCTTGGAGTCGCTCTTGGCGATGACCTGGGTCAGAGTCTCCTGCAGGTACAGGACGTACTCAACAATACCGTCGCCGTCGTTGTCGATGGCGGTCATCTCCACGCCATAGGCATTGGTCTTGCCGTTGACGTTGGTGAAGCGGCCGGTCTTGGCGTCAAAGCCCAGCGCCTTAGTGGCGTCGGCCTCGCTGTCCATCACACCGTAGTTGACATAGTAGGCGGTGTCCTTGTCGGTGGACAGGCCGGTGCCCTTCAGGAAGTCCTTCATGGTGTCCTGCGTGTCAGCGGTGGTCTTGACCACGTTGCTGGCATCATCGAGGTACACGCCCAGCACGGTGGAGTTGGAGAGAACGGTGGTCTTCTTGGCGTACATGGTCACGGTCTTGCCCAGCATGTCGGCAGTGGTGGACACGTTGAACACGACCTGGCCCTTCACCTCTTCGTACTCGCCGGTGGTGGTGTTGGAGGTAGTGGAGGCGTAGACCTTCACGTTCTCCATGGTGGTCTTGCCCTTGGCGGAGGCAAAGTCGCTGTCGGTGTTGTTCAGCGCGGCCTCCTCGTTGGAGACAACCACGCCCTCAATCTTGTAAACACCGTACTTGGCGCTCAGCAGGGTGCGGTGGTCGGTGAAGGCGATGGCATAGCCGTTCTCGTACTTCTGAATCATCTCGATGTCCAGAGCGTTGTAGATCAGCAGCGCCGCGTTGTCGCGGGTCAGAGGATCAGAGGTAGCTACACTCAGGTTGTCAAAGATGCCCAGGGTAGAGGCCAGAGAGGCGGTCTTGATGGCCCAGTCGGCACCGGTCAGGCCCTCGAGCTGCGCGTCGTAGCCGGCGGCCACCAGCAGCATCTTGGCGGCCTCGTTGCCGGTAACGGTAGCGGCGGGGTCAAACTTGCCGTTGCCGCGGCCGGCGATGATGCCCAGGCTGTAGCAGTAGTTGATGTAGCTCTCAGCCCAGTGGCCCTTCACGTCGGTCAGGCCGGTGTTCATCCCGACATACAGGCCGTCCACATCGGCACCCTGATTCAGGACGGTGGCGATCATCTTCGCCATCTCGGCACGGGTCACATTGCCCGCGGGGTCAAAGAAAGACCCATCTTCCTTGCCGTTGATCACACCCAGAATGGTGAGCATGGAAACGGCATCCTTGTTGACGATCTCATCCTTGTCGGAGAAGTCGTCAAAGCCCGCAGCGCTGGCGGAGACAACCATCATGCCGATGAGCATGATCGCCGCCAGAGCCAGGCTGAGAGCCCGCTTGAGGTTTCTCATTTGGATTTCCTCCTTCTGAATTTTGAGCCAGAGGGGCGTATAACGCCCCTTTCAGGGGAGGAAACAATGCACATTTCGGGGGATAGAGATATAAAAGGCGGGGAAACAGAATCAAAAGGTTACTATGGTAGACGTTTGGTAGACAATACGGGAGCGGGAAAAGTGAAAACGCCTTGGAACCCAAAGGATTCCAAGGCGTTTCTGGTAGACTTTTGGTAGACAAAAAGTAAAAACACAAAAGAAAGGTGGACGGAAATGGGCCACTTTTTCGGGGATGCGGAGTGGAGGTGAGGAGGGAAACGCGTGAAGAACGAGCGGGCACGGCTGCTGCGGAGGATGGAGCGGCTGGCAGGTTGCAGAGTAAATGACGCGGTAAAGCTGGCGTTCCTGGACGGAGAACAGCTAGGAGAGATCGACGGGCTGGATCTGGGAGCGCTGAAGGAGTTCAAGCGCAGCGGAAACGGCGCGGTGGAGCTGAAGCTGGTGGATCGGGCGGCCGTGCTGGAGCGGCTGGTGGAGCTGTCCGGCGGCCGGGAGGACGGGGCGGAGGAGTTTTTCCGGGCGCTGCGGGAGAGCGCCGATGCGGTTTAGGGCCTTTTCCCGGCAGCAGAGGCGTGTGCTCACCTGGTGGTGTTCCGCCGAGGGGCAAAGCCGGGAGGCGGTTATTTGCGACGGAGCGGTACGCAGCGGAAAGACCCTGTGCATGGGGCTGGCCTTCTTCCTGTGGGCCACGGCCTGCTTCGACGGCATGGCCTTCGGGCTGTGCGGCAAAACCATCACGGCGCTGCGGCGCAACCTGCTGCGGGAGGTGCTGCCTACGCTGGGGGCGCTGGGGTTCCAGTGGAGGGAGCAGGCATCCCAAAACCGGCTGACGGTACGGCTGGGCGGGAAGGAGAACACCTTCTACCTCTTTGGCGGCAGAGACGAGGGAAGCGCGGCCCTGATTCAGGGCATCACGCTGGCGGGGGTTCTGCTGGATGAGGCGGCCCTCATGCCCCGCTCCTTCGTGGAGCAGGCCTGCGCCCGGTGCTCCGTGCCGGGGAGCCGGATGTGGTTCTCCTGCAACCCGGAGCACCCGGAGCACTGGTTTTACAAGGAGTGGATTTTAAAGGCGGAGGAGCGGCGGGCGCTCTACCTCCACTTCACCATGGAGGATAACCCGGCGCTGACGCCTCAGGTGCGGGAGCGGTACGCGCGCAGCTTCAGCGGCGCCTTCTACCGGCGGTTTGTGTTGGGGGAGTGGGTGGCCGCCCAGGGGCGGGTATACGATTTCTTCGACGAGAGCTGGGCGAGGCCCGTCCCGGTGGGCGGCATGGAGCGGTGGTGCATCTCCTGCGATTACGGTACGGTCAACCCCACGTCCCTGGGGCTGTGGGGGTTGCGGGACGGAGTGTGGTACCGGGTGGCGGAGTCCTACTATGACGCCCGGGCCGAGGGTCGGCAGAGAACCGACGGAGAGCACGCCGACGCCCTGGAGCGGCTGGCGGGGGGACGGCCCATCTGGAAGGTGGTGGCCGACCCGTCGGCGGCCAGCTTTATCGAGACCCTGCGCCGGCGGGGATGGCGGGTGGAAAAGGCCGACAACGACGTGTTGGCCGGTATCCGAACCACCGCCGAACTGCTGCGGCGGGGGAGGCTGGTGATCTGCCAGGGCTGCGCCGACGCCCTCCGGGAGTTTACCCTCTACTGCTGGGATGAGAAGGCCGGGGGCGACCGGGTAAAAAAAGTCCACGACCACGCCATGGACGACATCCGCTATTTTGCCGCCAGTGTTGCGGCGGGAGAGCGGGGGTACGTTGGAGGCCTGTGTGTGGAGCGGGGGCGGTTTTAGCGCGGAGTGCGCCAGGGCGAAGGACGGGAGGAGAGCATGGGTATATTTGCAAGGAAAAGAGAGAACGGGGCCGGGGCGGCGGTGCAGCTCCGGGAGGGGGGACGGCACCCCTTCGGCGTGCTGGACGGGTATGTGCCTCTGAGCCAGGGGGAGATGGAGCTCTACCGGAGCATACGGGAGGCCGTCCCCATTGTGGACGCCGCCCTGCGCAAGCTGGTGCGGCTGGCGGGCGGGGTCAAGGTGTCCTGCCGGGAGAGCGCTGCCCAGGAGGGGCTGGACTGGTTCCTCCAGCATGTGAACACCGGGCGCGGACAGAGGGGTATCCAGTCCTTCCTGGACGGCTATCTGGACTCCATGCTCACCTTCGGCCGGGCGGTGGGGGAGATCGTCCCTGACCGGCGGGGCCGGGAGATCGCGGCGGTGCTGTGCGGCAACCCGGCGGACGTGGAGATTCGGGAGGGGGAGTCGCCGCTGGAGTTTACCCTGTGGGGAAGGAGTGGGGACGGGCAGCTCCGGGAGCTGCCCCGGCAGGAGCTGCTGCTCTTCACCCCCTTTCAGCCGGAGGTGGGCAGCCCCTACGGCGTGAGTCTGCTGCGGTCCATGCCCTTCCTGACCGGAATCCTGCTGAACATCTACCAGGCGATGGGGATGAACTGGGAGCGGATGGGCAACGTGCGCTTCGCGGTGGTCTACAAGCCGGGGGACGCGCCCCTGGAGCAGTCCATGGCCCAGGAGCGCAGCCGCCAGATCGCCCGGGAGTGGTCCGCAGCCATGGAGGCGGGGCGGGACGGCCGGGTGCGCGATTTTGTCGCCGTGGGCGACGTGGACATCAAGGTGATCGGAGCGGACAACCAGGTGCTGGACAGCGAGGTGCCGGTGCGGCAGATTCTGGAACAGCTCGTGGCCCGGACGGGCATACCGCCCTTCCTGTTGGGATTGAGCTGGTCGTCCACCGAGCGGATGAGCACCCAGCAGGCCGACATGATGACCAGCGAGCTCACCGCCATCCGGCGGGGGCTGGAGCCTGTGGTGGAGCGTATCTGCGAGCTGTGGCTGGCCCTCCACGGGTACGACCGGAGGGTGACGGTGGATTGGGAGGACATCAACCTCCAGGATCTGGTCGAGGAGGCCCGGGCGGAACTGTACCGTGAGCAGGCGGAGGAGCTGCGATTGGCGCGAGAGGGCAAAGAGGGCTGAAGAGTGTCGGCGCGGGCAGAGGAGACCAGATCGGGGGCACCGGGAAAGTGCGGAGCACTTTTCTGGGGAGAGGAGACGCAGCGGAAGGAGAGAGCCGCGCCGCAAGCGGCGCGGCGAGGGATCTGGAGCGTGTGGCGACGAGGTCGAGGAGGCCCGGGCGGAACTGTACCGTGAGCAGGCGGAGGAGCTGCGATTGGCGCGAGAGGGCAAAGAGGGCTGAAGGGTGCCGGCGCGGGCAGAGGAGACCAGATCGGGGGCACCGGGAAAGAGCGGCGCGTCAGGGATGCCGCGCCCTACGGAGGGAGAGGGGCGGCTCGTCGGGGTATAGGGCGCAGAGTAAGATGAGGGGAGCGATGGGATGAACGTAAACAAGGAGGCGGGCGTGGACTGCGGGCTGGAGCTCAGCCCGGAGGAGATGGAGCGCATCAACGCTATGAGCAAAAAGAAGCTGGAGCCCGGGGAGGTATACGCCTTCGCGGTGCGGCTGTGCGACAACGAGATCGACCGGGACAACGAGCGGTTCCCGGCCGCTACCCTGGAGGAGCTGGCCCCCCTGTTTGTGGGCAGGAGCGGTCTGTTTGACCACCAGTGGAGCACCCGGAACCAGGCGGCCCGCATCTACCGAACCGAGGTGGTGCGGGAGAGCTGGATGACGGAGGCGGGCGAGCCCTACTGCTATCTGAAGGGCTGCGCCTACCTCCTGCGCACTGAGGGAAACCGGGAGCTGATCGCCGCCATCGAGGGGGGGATCAAGAAGGAGGTCAGCGTGGGCTGCGCGGTGGAGCGGTCGGTGTGCTCCATCTGCGGCGAGGAGTTCCACACCTGCCCCCACGAGAAGGGGGCGGAGTACGGCGGCAGGCGCTGCTGGGCCGAGCTGGTGAGGGCCACCGACGCCTATGAGTGGTCCTTCGTGGCAGTGCCCGCCCAGAGAAACGCGGGGGTGATGAAGCACATGCGGATGGAGCAGGAGGCCGCCCTGGGGCGGAAATACCTGGAGAGCCTGCGCGGGGAGGTGGCCCGCCTGGGCGGCCTGGCCGGGCTGGGGCTGGAGCACGCCGTGCTCCGGGGCATCGCGGACAAGCTGGGCTATGACGAGCTGCTGGCCCTCAAGGGCGCGCTGGAGCGGCAGGCCGAGCGGGTGTTCCCGGTGGAGACCCAGCTGCGGTATGGCGGCGGGCGGGAGAACGACGGAGAGCGGGACGGGGCATTTTTGATCTGAGCGGCCCCATGCGCAGAGAGGACAGAGGAGAAAGGAGAGGCAGCATGAGCAGGATTTCATTTGAGGGAATTGGAGAGGTGGCGGCCACCTTTGCCTGCGGCGAAGGGGTAAAGGCGGGCCAGGTGGTGAAGCTCACCGGGGACGGCACCGTCGGCTCCTGCGGCGACGGCGAGCGCTTTTGCGGCGTGGCCCTGAGCGCCGGGGAGGGCTTCGCGGCGGTACAGATGGGCGGGCTGATCCGGGTGGCCGCCAGCGGCGGCGCGCTCACCGAGGGGTGGAACCGGCTGCTGGCCGACGGCTCCGGCGGCGTCCGGCCGGACAGCGCCGAGACGCCCACCGGCGGCGAATATCTGGTGGTGCGGGCGGAGAGCGGCGGCGCCGTCATCCGCCTGTGAGAAAGGGAGGCATGGAACTATGGGATATCGTTTTGACAACCTGAGACTGGAAAAGGGCATGTATAACGAGGCGGG